TGGGCAGTATCGTGTAACAATTAAGACACACGGGCAGGCATCCTGATTTGCGAGCCGTCCGGGGCACGGTTGAGTCCGCTGAGTTGCAGGCGTCAATCACTGCGTTTTCGATTAACGAAACCGCCGGTGGTTGACGCTTTTGCGTTGACACGGGCAAGAAGCAAGTGTCAACAATGAGCGGTATTAAGAAGTTGCAGGAACAGCGGAAAGCGATGCTGGACAAGGCCGAAGGCATTCTGGCACTAGGTACTGATGAGACACCAGTGACACCAGAACAGGCAGCAGAGGCCGAAAAACTAATGGCGGAAGTGGACGGAATTGACGCCAGCATCAACGCAGCACGCGAAGCCGAAAAGAAGGCTGCGGAAATTTCTAACCGCATACAGGCAGCACGCAAAGCCCCTGACGACCAGATGACACGGCGAATCGTGAATCTCGGCGGATTGGCGCATGGCATTCATGCAAACGAAGGCAAGCGGGAAACCTCTCTGCCGCGCGGTGTGCGTCGGGCAAGCGTGCGGAACTTCAAGAGCGATGGGTCCGGAGTCGATCCCGCACTGCTGGCCTATCGTTTTGGCATGTGGGCAATTGCGACCATTAGCGAAACGAAGTCATGCGGCTACCACAATCAGCAGGCTGTCAATTACTGCATGGATCAGGGGTTGCTGAACATTTCGCACGGGGAAGCCGGTGCGGATACAACTGGCGCGGGAGTTTTGGTTCCCGACGAATTTGGCACGAGCTTGATTTTGCTGCGTGAAGCCTACGGCGTTGCGCGTCGTTTGTTCAACGTCATTCCGATGAGCAGCGACACCCGGACAGAGCCTCGGCAGTTGTCGACGCTGGCGGCGTACTTTACAGGAGAGAACGCAGCCGGAACCGAGTCAAATTTGACGTTTGACAACGTGACGCTGGTTGCGAAGAAGCTGATGGTGCTGGCAAGGCTGTCCAACGAGCTGAATGCCGACAATGCAATCGCGTTGGGCGATAGGCTTATCGGCGAAATTGCCTGGGCGTTTGCTAACAAGGAAGATGAGTGCGCCTTCAATGGCGACGGCACTTCGACTTATGGCGGCATGACAGGCGTGCGAAGTCGGCTGGCGGAACTGACAGCGGGGACTGCTCCCGGCCTTGTGCTTGGCAGCGGGAATTTGTGGTCAGAGCTGACGCTGAGCGATTTTAACAACGTGGCTGGGGCCTTGCCACAGTACGCTGACGTTCCCGGCGCTGCATGGGTTTGCCACAAGACGTTTTACTACTCTGTGATGCAAAAGCTTGCATTGGCGGCCGGTGGAACGCAGGCAATGGAAGTGATGAATGGCGTGGAGGTCCCGGTATTTCTTGGGTATCCGGTTGTGGTTTCGCAGGTATACCCATCCACGCAGGCAAACAGCCAAATCCCAGTTACCTTCGGGGCTTATAACCTCGGGGCAAAGTTTGGCAACCGTGGTCAGGAGCAGATCGCGTTTTCCAAGCAGGCCGTGATCGGTGGTGTGTCGATGTGGGAACGCGATCAAATCGGTGTGCGTGGTACCGAGCGATTTGACATCGTGGTGCATGACTACGGCACAAACAGCGTAGCAGGGCCGATTGTCGGTCTCCAGACTGCGGCATCCTGATTGCTTTTTGTAAGCGGCCGTCATGTTGGCGGTTTGTTTTTGAATTCATCTCCTGAAGGAGTTTGTGAATATGCTGAATGAGAGATTAGTAAACGATACGTTGATGATTTCGCCGCGAGCGATGACCAACAGCGCGACGAATACGGCGAACCTTGACACCAAGGGCGGAAACTACGCTACGATTCGCGTTGCGTTATCGTCTGCCATCAACACGAATGCGGTCGGGCCGACGCTGGTCCTGTCGCATTCTGATGACACAGTGGTGACGAATTTCGTCGCGCTGTCGACCAGAACAGCGGAGAGCATTGTTACAGCAAAGTCAGTTCACTACGGTATTGATTTGCGGGGAAAACGTCGATATTTGCGGCTGGCGGTGACAACTGCCACAACCACAAACGACAACGTCACTGTGTGCTGTGGCGCTACCCTGAGCCAGTTGGAGAATGCTCCGAACGGGACGACCGGGGTTGCTGACGCTGTTGTGTTCGTCTGATTGTTTTTGGTGGTAAGTTGAGAGCCGGGGAAGCAATTCCCCGGCGTTTTTGGAGGGCGTTTTGTGCGGGTCAATGTCGGGTGTGGCGAAATCAGATTGGCAGGCTATGAGAATCTGGACATCAAGCACGGGCAGCCGTGTTTTCCGTTGCCGTATGCAGCGGGAAGTCTGGACGAGATTCGAGCCAGCCATGTGTTGGAGCATCTGACATTTGTGGACGCATCACAGGCCATCGAGCACTGGTTTGAATTACTGAAGCCGGGCGGAGTTATTCGGATTGCTGTGCCGGACGTCGACAAGTGCTTGAGCCAGACAAACGGCAAACGGCTGTTCTATCTTATGGGCGGCCAACTCGATGAACACGACATTCATCGGAGCGCTTACGACGCTGAGCGGCTGGAGGCGTTGTTGGAATCGGTCGGATTTACTGGCGTGGAAGAGTGGGTCAGCACAGACAACGATTGCAGCACGCACGTTGTCAGCCTGAACAGAATGGCGATAAAGCCATTGCAGGCAGGGCGGCAGACGATCACGGTAAAAGTCGGGGCGTACATTACGCACCCGCGATACGAAGCAGTTGCCGCGCGTAACGTGATTGAGGGCGCATTAAAGCCGCTTGGAATCGACCTGCATTGTTCGCAGGGCGTATTCTGGGGCCAGTGCATGCAGCGAATGTTTCAGGACGCGATTGATCGGGGCTACGATTGGATTCTCAGTATCGACAGCGATTCACTGTTTACGACGCAGCACGTTCGGGATTTGTGTGCGGTGTTTAGCCAGACGCAGCAAGCTGACGCAATGGCGGCGTTACAGTGTCGACGCGGGGCAAAGTATCCTTTGCTGACAACTGGAACGGGCGTGGAAAATGAACAGGTTGAGATCAACGGTAAGCCGTTTCGGGTCACAACAGCACACTTCGGACTGACGCTAATTCGTACAGCATCCCTGAAGGACATTGAGAAACCGTGGTTTTACGGTCAGCCGGACACAAACGGCGAATGGAACGATAACAAGCTCGATGATGATATTTGGTTTTGGCATCAGTTCCGCAAAGCTGGCAAACAGATTTATGCGGCTCCATCTGTAAGCATTGGGCATCTGGAGGAAACCGTTGCTGTGTTCGATGCAAATTTGAACGCTAAGCACATTTACGTGCATGACTGGCGAAAGGAAAACGGGCTGTGATAGTGCTTCTCAGAATGTGGCAGGGCTTTCCGGCAGGCCGTGTTATGGGCGAAGTTGGCCGGGGACAGGCGACAGAGTTAGTCAGGCGCGGAATTGCTCGCTGGTGTGAAGAAATTGGCAGAGAGGACGTTAAAGAATGCGGCCATCACCCACAATTAAAACAACAGTCCAGCCGACGACCGAACCGATTACGCTTGACGAATTGAAGACGCGGCTGCGGGTAACGGGGTGCGATTTTGATAGCGAGCTGAGCGACCTGCTTAAGGCGGGTCGGCAACAGGTTGAGGCCGACACCTATCGGCGATTGATTACGCAAACAGTGGAATACCTGATTGAGGACTTCGCCAGCCTACTCGGGCCGATTGAAATCAGGCTGGCACCGATTCAATCAATCACCAGCCTGAAGTATTACGACCGGAATGACGTTTTGCAGACGTATCCCGCTGGGCAGTATTACACCAATCTGAGCAGCACCCCTCCGGAAATTGTCCTGAAGGAGGCGCAGCAATGGCCGAACACGGAACTTTATCGACCGAGCAAAGTCGTTATCACGGCGGTGGTCGGATATGGAGCGGCCACGGCTGTTCCACCTGCCGCGCGGCTAGCAATCGTTGAGTACGCCAAGGCCGTCTGGGACGGATGCGAGCACAACACAGCAACCTATCAGCGGCTTATGTCCTCGCTTCAGTGGACAGCATACCATAAGGTGTGGGAATGAAGTGCAACGGCAGAGCAAAACGAAATTACTGGCAGAAAATCACGATTCAGCGATTGGCGGGAACCCCTGACGCTGCAGGACATATTGACGGCCAAGTTGACGCAAATTGGACAACCTATGCTGGATCATGGGCGGCAGCCGAAACCCGTGGAGGCAAAGAGTTCTGGAAGATTCAACAGGTCAACGCTGATGTGGATTGCGTCTGGCATTTACCATGGTCCCCAACGTTGGATAAAGTTACTCCAGATATGCGAATACAGCACGAAGGCAAGGTTTACGAGGTTTTGAGCGTGCAGAATCTAAATCTGGAAAACAGGGAAATTGAAATTCAAACGCGGCGGAAAATGTGATGGACGGCTGGCAGAATCTCAATCGAAATTTGGAAAAACTACGGAAGGAGATTCCCAACAAAATCGCACGCAAGGCGGTGGAGAAAGCCGGGAAGCAGTCCGTTTCAATTATCAAGGCGACGATTCCCGGCAAATACAAATCAGTGCGGAAGGCGATTGGATTTCGCCAATTAAAATTAAATGCAAACGCAGGACAGCCGGGAATCAAAATCGGGGCCGGAGTTGGCAGGCAACGCAAAGCAACAACGACGAAAAACAGACGCAACAGGCTAGGCGTCGGAATTGATGCAAGGAACGTGCATTGGTGGTTTTTTGGAACAGATGAGCGGTTCACCGGAACGAAGCGAATTAGATTAGGCGGTCGACGTGGAAAGGGTGGCTTGCGTGGTGCTGAGCGGCGAGTTGAAATCGGCAAAATGAAGGCATCGCGCGGACGAATGGAACCGCAGGGAATACCGATATCAGTTGTGTTGCGTGCGGCATCAGGACAGATAGAGCAGACGCTGAGAACGTGGGTTGGGGTTGGGTTAAAAGAGGAAGTGGGTAAACTGCGGAAATGATTACAGGAATCCTGGCATTGTTAGCAGCGACATCGAGCGTTTCAACGCTGGTGGGTTCGCGCGTCTACGTGAACAAAGCTCCACAAAAGGCGGTCTTGCCATACGTCATTTTGACGCAATTGAATTCCGAAGAATATCCCACACTGGACGGACTGACGAGCGTTTTTAGAACGGTCACAATTGACGCTGATTGCAGAGGCAGGACGTTTCCAGAGGTCCAGAGTTTGGCGGAAGCGGTGAAAGCATTACTGAAGGATTACAGCGGAGCGGCTGGAACGTATACTGTTGGAGCTGTGCTGTATAATGGCGAAGTGCATGATTTCGAACCTCCGTCGGACGGGTCCGACAACGGAAATCACGTTATCACGTTGGATTTTGATATCCAATACAATCCCTGATGAAAGGCTGAGCGATGGCAAAACTGAAGACTAAGGGCACGGTTCTGGAGATTGCTTCTGGAACGACTTACACGGCAATTGCGCAGGTAAGCGGGTTCTCGATTTCCGGCACTGCGACAGAAACGGCGGAAGTCGATACGCTTGATTCAACCGTGGGTATTCCGAAGATGAGCACGGGGCGTGTCGGTGGCGGAACTGTGACATACGACATCATTTTTGATCCAGCACTGGCAGGCCACAAGACGCTGACGGCGCTTGTGACTTCTGCACACTTGAACACAGCGAGTCAGCATTTGCAGCAATCCTGGAGAGTGAAATTTACCGACACGTCCAGCACGTCAATGACGTTCGTTTCGGCCGGTGCTGGTTTTGACATCACTGGCGACATTACGGACGCATTGCGATCGACGCTGACACTGGAAGTCGACGGTTGCCCTGCCTTTCCTGCATGATTTGAGGTGATACGTGAAGTGTAAGACGACCAGAGAACTGGCAGCCGTTCCCACGTGGCAAAGCCCGTTAATTCGCGAGGAAGACGGGCGGCGTTTCGTGCCACGTGGCACAGAGATTGACCAGAGCGAGCATTTGGAAACGGATTGCGTGGCACTGGTGCGAAATGGTGAGGCGATCCCGACAGACGATGAATGTCGGGACGCCGTCAAAATGTCACCGACTCAGATTGCGGCAGCGGTTGCCGCACAAGAGCGGTGGCACAAAATGCAGGAATTCGAACAGGCGGAAGAATGAGTCGTTTTGTAATTGATCGGGCGTTGTTTTTGACGTCGGGAAATGACCGTAAACGTGAAGACGTGTCACTGCCGGAATTCGGTGAAGGAGCCGTTATTCCAGTGTGGGGCATGACCGCAAGGGAGCGATCAGGGTTTGAAAAGTCGTTTCTCGGCAAGTCCGGGCAAACGATTGATGGACGAGTGCAAGAATTCCGTGAGCGGCTTGTCGTGGCATGTTGCCGTAATGACGACGGCAGCCAGATCTTCACGGCGGAAGATGTGTCTGCGTTGGGCGCGAAGAATGCTGACATCGTGGAACGCATTGTCAACGTATGTCAACGGCTTTCCGGCATGACAAAGGAAGACGTTGAGGAAACGGCAAAAAACTCCGGGCCGACGCAAGTCGGCTAACGGCGTTGAGATTGGCGGAAGCCTGCGGGTGCTGGGACGTCGATGCAATGCTGGACAGTATGACGCCGGAGCAGTGGCAGGAATGGCGGGCAAAGGATTTGGTTGATCCTATTGGGCATCGTGGAACGCATGAGGTGCTAGCGGTGTTTGCCGCTATGGTGGCTGAGGCATTGGGAGCAAAGGACGTCGACCCCATGTCGTTTATGTGGTGGCGTGAAAAACAACAGGAAGGCCAAAGCGTGAACAACACAGCGGCGATCATGGCACTGGAAGCAATGGGGGCGCGACATGGCTAGCATCGG